GTGGACGCTTTCTTTGTATTGTTGATCATCGGCGCAATTTTATATTTCTGTGCTAAGATTCGAGACAATCTGGAAAAACACAAAAAAGATACTGACCAGACAAGAAAGTACCAACCAGATGAAGAACCAGCAAAAAAGCGCCAGCTGGAGGATGAATATGATGTCGAGGCGGACTACATCCGGGACGAAATCCGCGCCCAAATAAAGAAGCAGGCACCAGCCGTCAGAATCCTCCAGGCTCTGTCCCGCGTCGACGGGACCTCATCCAAAGCAGAACAAAACCTCATCTTCGAATGCCTGAACAGAAACGGCGCGAGATTGTCCTACGAAAGGCACCGGCCGCACTTCTCCGATTCCGTCAGTGGTGAATGGAACTATGCGGCGGAAAGCGACGACTTTGGAAGGATGATCACACCGCTGTCATCGATGCCGCTACCTTATCGTATCGATGTCTTTGCGACGGCACAGGCCATCGTTGCGATCGGCGGCGCACCAAGGAAAAGAGAAGCCGAAGCGCTGGATCTTCTCCGCGGACTGATCCGGGAAAAAGAGAGTCCTTCCGCCAGAGTGGACGATGAATATGAAGGACCGGTTTATATCATTCCAAAACAAATCACTTAGCGGGGGCCATCATGATCAAATATCTTTCAGTTTTAATCGTTTCGATTTTTATCTTAATTCCATTTATCAGCCAGGCCGATGAAATCAACATGTGGCAGGACGCCAAAGGGAACTGGCATTTGACGGATCTGCCGCCCGATCAGCCGGTCAAGAAGTACATGAAAGAGTCCTACACTCCAGATGATCCGCGGGCGGTCGCGAACTACAAGTGGCGGGAAAAACAGCGCCTCGAATACAATGATGCTATCCGAAAGCACAATATCGACCTGGACAACACAAGAAAGGCCTATGAAAGCCGCAAATCTGAACTAAAAGAAGCGTCCAGAAATCAGAAAATAAAGTGGGCGCAGGAGGATTTGGAAAGGGAGAATAAACGCAAGGCTCGATATGACGAATATCGTGATGACTCCCGATATTCAAGAAACAAGACCTATTGGAACAACCGGGCGAAGGAAGCGGAAGACGAAGCCAGGAAAAAGCAGAGCGAACTTTTGGAGCTGGAGAACACAAAATAAAGCGGCACGACAAATCAGTGGTTTGTCCGGCTTTGGTAAAGTTAAGTCCTTGTTATGTTTGATTTATTACGGCGCTTTTATTTGCCTTTTACCGAATTGCGCGGGGGAAGACAAGCGGGCAGGGGAGATCGTTGAAATATGGCGATTTTATGAGGTCGGTTTTTTAGAGCATAATAAAACAGCGCAAAAAAAGTGGATCGAGACTAATCGATCCTTTTTTTTAAACCATAATTAAATACTTGACATTACCCAAGCGCTTTGGTAATCTGCAATCAACTAAACGATGGGAGGTGTTAATGATGGCAAAGTTAAAGGGCATAATCCGAATCGTAAGGGGCGGCGAAATCAAACTTACATTTCCTGGCCCAAGTGTTACGGAGAAGGGGAACGGGACACTCTGGTTCGAGGGTAATCCGATCCTAGGCATTACTGATCCCCGGGAAAAGGCGCGGGTGGCGGATTTGGTGAAGTCTGGCAAATACGATGAGATTGCCGATGAATACTTTACCCGGATGGGCGATAATCAAAATGGTCTTTGGGCAGGAGATGATGAGGCATGGAGTCGGCATCCATTAAGGGCAGCGCAGGAGAAAGCCGTCGCAGAAAAAGCCGCATCGCAGGCTAAGCGCATTAGAATTTATCTGTCCTCCCGCGGCTGGGGTGATTACTCGCCATGCGAATGGGTTGGCGACATTACCCGCCCGGACGCAGATATACTTGCGGAGTGCAAACATCTTTTAATCACGGAGCACGATGTCGACCGATATAATCTGACCGATGTAGAGATCATGGCCAAAATAACCGAAGCACGCGACAAATGGGCGGCGGAACCGGAACGCAGGGCGGCCCGGGAAGCCGAAGAAAAAGCAGACATCGATCGGAAGATCGAGTCGGGGTATTGTTTCTTTTGTGAGTCCTGGTGTCATGGAGATTGCGGACATTATAGCAATGATCCACGGGTTAAATATGCGCGGGATATGAAACAGGCCGCTGCCGAAGCCGATTACGGCATTAACGATTAATAGGGGAGATATGGGCTATGATCTTACAATACACTGATATTTTTGCCGGCGGAAAGTCTCGTAGAATAAAAGGGGAGTTAACAACCGAGCATAGCGCCTCATCGTATGGATTGCCCGTTATTATTCTGCCCGACGGGGGCGTGTTGAGCGCGGAATCATGGGTGATGCTGGGATATGGGGTTGTCTCGCTCACGCAAAAAGAGGCTCCATTGATGGAGCGATGGCTTAAAAATCTGTTTGCAATGTACGGCATTGCCGAAAGTCCCGCCGCCGCCCTCGGGCGAAAAGGTGGTGCTGTGAAATCGGATCGGAAAACGGCGGCGGCCCGGGAAAATGGGAAGAAGGGCGGGGCGCCATGGCAGAATTGGGTGGTCGGTGATGAGCCCGTAAATTGTATCCCATTAGGGAATCAGACGGCTGAAGAACATGGGATGCCAGCTGCGGTTAAGGTGGTACGGGCAAGATCGGCAGAAGAGGCAATTCGCAAATCCAGTAAATAGATCACCACTTATAAGCCGCCTGGATCATGGCTTTGGCGTCGCCGGTTGTGTTGACCTCGCCATAGACGCCAATATGAGCGTTGGCGATCCGGAAGAAGTCCCATCGGCCGTAAAGATCGCCTTCCAGGTTGTTGTCAAATGAAACGCCGTAGCGGATACCGATCTCTTTTTTATTTTCAAAATCAAAGAAGGGCAGGGGGACCTGCTTGGCGACGATTGAGGAAATCCCCGATCCCGTATCGATGACCGCCAGGACGTTCGTCTTGCCTTCATAGGGAGCGACGACACCTGAGGCGGTGATCTGTTTGGCCGGGTCGTTTTTGATGTCCTCCGGCAAGTCGAGCTTTTTTGCCGCCGCTTCCTTTTCAATAACCACAATCTTTTCTACGGGGATCTCGATGCGCTTGATCTTCACCACTTCCTTGACCTCGGGCACATTGATGTAAACCGTCTTTGACGTCGGAATCTCGTTATTTCCTCGATACCAGGCGACGATCACGGCCAGGATCAGAAGGACCACCAGGGCAACGATCGCCAGGTTCTTTTTCTCCGCGTTTTTAATGAGACTGATTATCACGCTGAAATCCATGGCATTCTCTCCTTGTATTTCTCCCCGGCTTTTTTAATCTGCTTCGGGTAATTGCAGTTGACTTCACACAGATCCAGTTTTCCCCATTTGAAAGTCAGGATCTTGCGGGAACAGAATCCCGCGACGATATCGGGATCGCAGGAATTCGCTTTCCTGATCTCCCTGTTCAAGTTACTCGCCCCGCCGTTGTAGGCCCGGAAAGCAAAATGCCAGGACGGACAGACAACGGCCTTGAAACAGTCCAGATCGTAAAGGATCAAGGCCCGGATCGCCCAGCTGGGATCGTAGGGCAGGGGGGTCTTGCTGATCTCCTGCAGGGCCTTCTTCTTTGCGACTTCCTCTGCCGTTTTTGGCATGAACTGGCCAAGGCCCTTGCCGCCATCGAAAGCCGTTATCCCCTCGATGCACCGGGATTCCTGCTCGATCTGCCCCATGAACTCATGTGCAGGGGCATCCATGCCGGCGTGAAACCGCGCTTCCCGGATCACCTGGGGATAATACTTCAGGCACCGGTTCAGGAGCGGCTCACAACCCGAGGGTGAAGGCCAGAATAATAGAAGCGTAAAGTAGGCCGCGAAACAGAAATATACCCTTCGCATTGTAATTCTCCATCTTGCCCAAGGGAGGCTTGAACCATATTGCCCAGACCATCTCCGCAAAACCAAGGCCGCCGGCCACAAGACACGTCTTGTAGGCAACAATCTTGATCGAGGTCATGCCCTGGCTCCAGATCAGGATAGGGATGGCGATCAGGGCGATCATGCCGAAGCGAAGCAGGTACTTGACCGTTTCTTTTTTTAGAGTCATCATTTCCCCCAGTCCTCATGATCAGGCGGGACGATTACTCCCCCGAGCCTGATCGGATGACAATCATCATTGGCACAGATTACTTCGTGACCATGACGAAATACCCGTTTCCAGATCTTCTCGATCTGGTCCTCGAACTTGACCTTCGCGTCGGCGATTTCCTTTTTCAGATCATCTTTTGCCGAACGCAGATCCGACCTGATCCCGACCAGAATGAAAAGCCCCATGCCGTTGATAACGGTGACACAGATGCCGACGATACCGATTATTACCGCTGATTGTTCGCTCATCTGGATCGCTCCTTTGCGCGTTAGTTATGTAATCCGTATCTCTACTTGCGAGGCATACCAATAACCAGCCGCGCCGTTGGGGGCTGTGACTGTTTGATTTCCGACGGCACCACTTGAATCAAATGCTTTGTACCACATTCCAGCAGTCCGGTGCGTGTTGCCTGTCCATGAATATGCCTGCCCAATTTCCGTCCAGCCAGCAGGTCCGGTTAGCGTCGTTCCATACCCATGCCCAGCGCAAATTATGCCCCAGTTACCCCCCGATTGTATGTTGATTGAGGTTGACACAAGTTCTATTGGATTAAATGTATCATTCCCATACGCAGTTGATTTGTTGCCTATCGGGGTGGAATATACACCTCTAAAGGCAGCGATCACTGCCGCTGTATTTTTTGTCCCAAGAAAGGTAAAATCATAACTCGCCGGTTCAGAGGCCCCTGCTATTTTTGTGAATACATAGCTTCTTAAGACGCCGCCGTCACCGTTGCTTATAGTTGCTGTCCATCCTGTCGGGGGTGTAACCCAATCCCTCGGATCATCATAAATTATATTTACAACAAGCAGATCGCCCTCGACAGTGCCAGTGGGCTTAGTTAGTGTTATCGGGCTTGTGCCAACTCCTGTTGCATAAGAAGCAATATACTCGATTTCTTGAGGAGCAGCTGGCGTCCTTACTGATGGCGGTATAATCACGATTGTATTCATAACCCTACTCCGCTACGATCTTGGCCCAAAGCGGGCCTTTTGCTCCGGTCCCTGCGGCTTCGCAGGAAATGGAGATAAAATCACCGTCCGCCAGGTCGTCGTTTGCTGTGTCGATGGTCGGGGCTCCGCTTGTCTTTCCGTCCTGGGCGATGCTGAACGCCGGTGAAGTCGCCGTCGCATCCACCGCCACGGGGGAAGATGAGGGACGATGCCGGACAATATTGAACGACACGACGCCGGAAGTCGACGCGGTCCCGAGGGGCGAAATGATCATCCGGGAACTTGCAGATAAATTTAGGCCCACCATCGAGGTGGGGACCGGGATCTGGACGTTTCCGAGGTTATCGCCAACGGCGATCGCCACATCTTTATCCAGGAGCATGACCTCGATTTCCGGTGGTTTTATTCCAAGGATTGTCTTGACCTCGGCCAAGGTCTTCTTCGCCCAGGCGAGCGGCGATCCAGCGCCAACCATGAAGTCGTCGGCTGCGGTTGGATCAGGGAACCCGAGAGCCGTTTTGAGTTCGGCCAATGTCTTTTTTACCCAGTTCAGGGGCGACCCTGCCGCCATGACGACATCATTCGCCGCGGTCGGCTCAGGTACGGACCCGCCAAGGCCAAGGATCGCCTTGACATCGGACAAGGCTTTTTTTGCCCAGGCAAGTGGTGAGCCGCCTCCGATTAAAAAATCGTTCTCCGCTTCGACAGTCGGGACAGAGGGCCCTATATCGCCTTCGTCTTTCGTTGACACGACGATATTTCCGCTTGCGTCAAACTTGGCGAAATACCCTGTCGGGGCCGGGGATGTAGCGACCTTATCCGCTTTAGCGGCGAGCAGGGCGGACAACTCCCCGACTTCCAGGGTTGTATTGAGCCATACCGCGGCGCCTACGGTTGCATCCACGCACCGATAAACCTCGCGTGGACTGGAAGTCAGATCAAACCATAGAGATCCGACGGAGTAGCCATCTCCCGCATCGTCGCCGACGCCAGGGGCCGTTGTCCCTGCCAGGTTGTTCTTGCAGTACGGCGCGAACATGGATGCCTTGAGCACCGCCGCCGTGACCTTTTTTGTAACACCCCCCTGCACGACGGCGAACGCATCGCTGTCTGCGGGAGTTGTGACTGCTGTGTATCCCGATATTTTGGGCATTATTCATTCCTCCTTTGGTTAATCGTTATACGCTGCACCGACACTACTCATCGCCTCCAGATAGACCCCCTCAAGGCGTCGGTCTGGGGCATAGGCGAAATAAGTGGGCGTCATGTCGCCGACGGGAGATTCAAACGCATAATCGAACCATGCGCTCTCCGCATATGTGGTGGATCGTTCAATGGTCAGGTCTGTCGATACGATGTCCTTCGGTGCGTAAGATGGACCATAATTCGGCATTACTTCCCAGTCCGTGTCCTTAATTGCATTGTATCTCACCAGATAAAGCCGATCATCATCGACGATAAAACTGCCCAGTGTAATTCCATATGCGACGGTAGTCCCATCGACAGGATCTCCGTCAAACCACGGAAGATAATTACTCGTATAGGGTATTTCTTGCGCTCCAAAGACCCTGGTATATTGCCTGATCCAGCCGATGTCGTACTTCTCGACCGTAAGATTACGGTATGTATGGAGTTTTGACGTTCCGACAATGTAAAAACACAGCTTGTTCGCATCAAATATAATGTGCGAACTCACCCCCGTCTGGTGTATGCAGGAATCGATGCTGTGAGACGCAATGATATTCCCGTCCCGATCCATCTCATAAACTGCGTCGAAACCATCATCATGACCGACGGTGTCTTTCGCGTGTAAAGCGTAGACTTTTCCATTGGCATATTTCACCGCATTCGCCTGTCTCCCGGTTGATACACCGTTAACAAGCAATGCCTCATTATAACCTATTCCGGTCCAATTTCCGTCGTCGGCGAATGAGTATATCTTGACGTCAGAACCATCGCCGTAAGATATATCGCCATCTCTTCTCCCGACATATCGATCAATCGTGAACGATGTCACTAAGGCCTTGCTGTATCGGTTATAGATATAAAGAATTGACGGGTCTTCGCCGGGGCTTTTCAGCATTAAATACCTGTCTGTAATTTTATAGGGTTGTGGGCCGAAATAGCGTTCGTCGATGGAAATCCGCGTATCCTCCTCCCACACTCCCCGTCGGTAATGGTACAAGCCCTTATATCCATTCACCAACACGCCAGGCACGAAACCGTAGTAAGTTGCAAATATCTCAAACTCGGAACACATCTGCGGATGACTCATGAATCCAATCACTTTCGGCGTATCCCAACTCTGGTTTTCCATTTTCACCACCACCTCGTCCGCAACTGCGAACGCTGCGCTGTTTCAAGTCATGTACTCTATCGGGACATTCTCAAGGAGTAGCCCGGGCCGAAACCAGGAATTTCCGGTCTGTCGCCGACGATCAGCATAGTTGACCCGTTCATAAGGCATGACGGACTTGTATCGGTTGTCCAGGATATAGTCGCCCTTGTCCGTATGGAAGACCAGCCAGCAATGACCGACGCCGGAAGATGTCTTTCCTATCTCCAAGCTCATGTTACTGGCTCCGTAACCCAGGTTGAGGAGCTTTTGCGCCTTCGTTAAGGCGAAGTCCTCGCAATCGCCGGACCCGCCTTCATTCATAAATTCCCAGTTTTCCAGTTTTTCGTATTGGCTTTGGTCAAGCTGATATTTGAACCTATCCTGTACCTCGTTCTGTACGTCGATCAGGTCCTGCATGACCTCTGGAGTAAGGGTGATTTCCGTTTCCGATGTATTCGTGACCAGGGGATGGTTCGGATAACGGGCCGCGAAGTCGGCGAATCCGCCGGGAATACCTTCATCACAAGAGCATACCGTCCCGGTTTTATTGATCTTTAATCCGCCCTGAGAGGAATAAACATTCGGTAAACAGACCGAGCAGGTGTCCAGGTTGTAGTCGATTGTTTTAATGGTCCCTTGACGATAGGTCGGCTTCCACCGCTGCCATGCCGGAAATAGGGCCAGGTTGTAAAAACATCCTGCGTCACCCATAGCACCCGCCGGTTGCAGGGTTCCGAGGCCTGGCGCGCCCGCTGGCATCACCAGAATATCCGCCGCTTCTCCGTCGATCTCGATTGTCCCGACCGATGCACCGGCAGATAAATCCTCCGTCAGATCCGCGCACCAGACTCCGGTTCGTGCTTCCGTCGCGGAAAGGGTTTCCAGTAGAACCTTATCCTTCTCTAAAGCGGCTTTCTCTATTTTCAGGAGGGAGATTTCCTTCTGCTTGGAGGAGTATTTTGCCTCCTTATCTAAGGCGTCCTTTTGTGCTGCGACCACATCGTCAGCTAATCCGGTTCCTATTTTCATCGCTGAAAGGGCCGCATCCAAGGCGGTCAGGGATGTATTGTATTCATAGGCCAGTACGGTCAATTCGATTTGCATCAGCGAGAGATAATCAGGAATCAACGCGAGGCGGGCGGCGATCTTTGCCAGCCTGTCCGTCGCCTTGGCAATGTCCTTGACTAACTCGATGTTATAAAGGCCGGTTGCTCCGCCCGATGTAATCTTAGCCCCGCCCATTATGCTTCCGTGACCTCCATGATTGCCTGTCGCGTATCGACGTAATAGGTAATCTGCGCGACGATTAAATAATCGTTCCCGCCGGTACCGTAAATTAGTGTATCACCCGGCTTCAGAAAAAGATCCGGCAGCGATCTGATCCGTCTTTTCCCAGCAGCGTTTAATCCGTAAAAGGTATTCACCTTTACTTCCCGTTCCTTCGGTGCGGTAGAGGTTACCGTCTTGTGTCCCACGATCGTCATTGAATCGTTTCTCGCACCCCGGTCGAGCTGCATGGTTTCATAATCGACGCGGGCGATTTCCTCTAGGGCACGGGTCCCGTCGCTCATGAGATACCCCATCTTGATCACGATCTCCCCGTTCGGGCGGGCGGTCACGTCTGCCTCGTACAGGGTTGAATTCGGGATCACGGCGGCCAGATAGCTCGACTCACCATCCCGCAGGCGGCTTTGGAATGAGGACATCGGAATCTCGACATCTTCCAGACTATCGGGAGCCCCGGTCAGGATGCAGATATAAATTTTTTGCGCCGTCACCCTAACTGCTTTTGCCACTTCCCACACATGGGCCGGATTTCGTCCAAGGAATGTCATTGTCGCGACGGGGACCGGGCAGGCTATTGCCGTCGTTGGCGCGAGGGCGGTCAATGCCATATCGCCCGCGGGGGCCTCTGCATGACGATAAGGAGCATGGGCAATCAAGGTCATGTCTGCAACAGGCACGTCGCTCGACCACTCAACGATCAGAAGCGGGTAATCCTCGAACTCAGGGTAGCTTTCATGGTGATTATAAGCGTAAGATCCGCGATAAGCCTCTGCGGTACTACTGGCGTCCTGGAGGAAGACCATCATGGCGTTGCCGGGTTGCCATCCCTCCCGGTCAATAACATTCTGAATGATTGACGAAATATCAGGGGAATCAAATTCCTCATTCAGAATGACCGTTTTAACACCGGTCCACGCCACCGAGTCCGTTTTGGTTGCATCGATATAGTCATCGCGGATTGCAAGTTGCTCCGCGTCGTCGGTATCGTGCATTGATATGGTCAGGTTGACGGTATTGGCGGAATAGGCCGCGTTTGCGGTAAAACGCAGGATTGCCGATGTAATAACCGCGCCTCTGGGAATGGTGACATCCTGAAAGCGGGCGTACATACTCAACGACCCGCCCCATCCAGCCGAATGCCCCATGAAATTATTGCTGGCGGAATCGGGCGGATCGATCTGGATCATCGTTCCATTGATCCATCCGTCATCCGTTCCATCCAGCGATGAGTAAATACCGCTTCCCATTTTAGCGCCTTAGTTGGTAATAATGCCGCTTGGACTCCATTGGATCGTGTAATCGACACCCGAAACCGTTATATCCGCGGGAGTCGCATCCAATAAAATATACCCGATTAAGGGATTCACTATTGCCGGAGATCCCGTCGATTTTGCCGCGTACATGATTCCGTATCGAAACGTCGCCGTAAGCGCCGTCCATGTGAGATCGGCGGCGTCGAATTTGCCTTGTGACGGCGAATCTGTACTCGTGACGGTCTTTCCGGTCAGTGCTTCCCCTCCGTCCGTGTAACCGTTATCAGGGGATGCGACGGCGACCACTTCCGGATCGGGCGAGGCCATTACATCGCCCAGGATGTCATGGGCAATCGATGGGGTATACGCCGACGTTACCAGTGCAACCTTGATCGTGTCCGTTAAAAGGTCAATCGTCCCGTCGAGGATATATTTCCGGGCCGATGCGTAAAGGGTGAATGTACTCGGCATCTTATGAACCTCCTATGTCTTCGATAACGCTTAATATCAATACCGCCGTTCCATCGGCATCAACGTAATACCTCTGAGGGACCGCGGCAAAGGCGGACTCGTTCGTAGTGACCACGATCTCGTTGTACGTTCCGACCAGATACGACATGAAATCGACCACGGTTTTCGTCGGGGCCTTCACTTTGACCGTAATATCCCGATCCGCCGCCGAGCATCCGGTGTCGTTGACGATACAGCCCCCGTCCAGCGTGGCAATTTTACTCATCCGCCGTTCCCGTTGCCGGTTTCGTTGTGCGTCCTCTGCGTCAAGTACCCGGCCGGGAAAATACAAGGCCCCGTTGAGATCAAGTGTGACTGTCGAAACGCCTATTCCATCCATCTTATGCTCCTACCAGGGCCGTAAACCCCTCGGCATTCGCCCTAACCTGAATCGCGTGTAAAATTTCATACATAAAGCCTTCAAGGTGCGGGGCCAGCCCCGTCCCGTCGATCTGAATCAAAGCCTTTCCCTGCCTGATAGAATCCGCCCGGGCCAAAGACTCCCTTGTTTGAGCGTCAAGGAGTTTCTTTTGGCTTTCCAATAGGTCCTCGCGCATTGATGTCTCTCGTTCCAATAGGCCTAAAAGGTCCCAACTCTGAGAGGACGAGTTCATGTCTTTCAGGATATTCCCGAACGCGATGGATACATCCGTTGAAGCCTTAAATTCTTCGCCAATAGTGGTGAAAATAACCTTGAGTTTCTCCGCCTGGGCCTCGATGTCGGCAATATCAACCTTTGCCTTCCACTCCATCGCCTTCTGGACTACAGCGGATTGCTCCTTGATTCGTATTTCATCGAGCCGAAACTGGGCGTCGATTATTTTCTGTGCCGGGGCCACTTCATCGATCTTTTTCTTTGTCGCGTCGAGGTTGTCCTGATTGGTCTTTAAGCCGATATTGGTAATCAGGGTGGACCCGTCGGGAAGCGTCTCGGTAATCAGACCCCATGTGTCGGTGATTGATTGCTTGTCCGCTTTCGTGACGATGGTGATGTCTTTTTTGTCGGGCAGGGCATCCATCTCCGCGCCGAGGCCCTCGACTTCATTGGCCGATCCCTGTGCTTCTTTGGTTAAGCCCTTGAGCGCGTCTCTGTATCTGTCGCTTGACGCCGTCGCTGCGTTCGATCCGGTATCCACTCCTGCCAAAGAGTTGGTGAGTTTGTCCGTTGACGCCACAAGATCGCTGTTTGCCTCGGCGAGTAGATCATCAAGAATCTTGACTCGCTCGGAAGTTCTGACAAGGGCGTCCGACATATCAAGGCCGGGAATATAATCAAGAAGCTCCGCCATGCCCTTCGACGCATGGGCAAAGACCGTCGCCAGAGACAGCACGGCAACCTTAATCGCATTCATCCCGTTATTGATGGCATTAAAGGAGTTCGTCACAACCCATGACATAGCCTCAGAATCCTGGCCGATCAAAAAGAAGATGGTCCCGACCACCGGGCCGAATGTTTTGTATGCCAAAGCCGCGGCGGAGATATTCCCGACAAGAGCCTTATTCGCTCCGTCAAGGCTGTTCACGCCGTCGATCACTCGAAGTATGGCCGATCCAAACGGGCCAAAAACTTGAATCATCCCCCGGGTTAGATCGGTGAGGGTCGTCATGGAATCGACAACGCGCTGGATCGCATTGGCCAGGCTCGCGGAATCCGTGCCAGCGAAAAGGCTTTTAAGGCCACTGGAAACATCTTCTAATGCTCTGATAAGCTCCGACCAATCGACCAGCTTAAAGGCTTCTGGAAGCTCTTTGGCTATGTCCCTTACGATCTTTCCGACGTCAAGCCCCATATCCCTAAATGCTTTCAGGATTGGCAGAAAAACGTCATCGTCAATGGAGATTTTGAGGCCCTTAAATAACTCGGCGAGAGAAGTGGCAACTTCACCATAGGCGGGCATCAACTCTTGACCGATTCCAATCAACGCCGCCGTGATGGAGTTTTTAAGTTTCTGGTTCAGGTTTTCAAATTCATCGGCGACTTTCTTGTAGGCCGTGGCCGTCGCTCCGGCGGACTCGTCCATCGCAGCCAGGGCGTCCTTGAACTTCCCGGTCTTATCTGAGGCCAATACCAAAACGGCGTTTAATCCCTCGACAGAGCCAAAAAGTTTGGACATCTGGTCAATGTTCCCGCCTGTCGCTCGCCACGCATCCCACAAAACGCCTTCAAGGCCCTTCGTCTTTAAGGCCGTTGAATTAAACTGAATCCCGAGGGCTTTGGCCGTTTCTTCGGCGTCGCCCGTCGGTTTAATTATATTGGATATCGCCGCTTTCAGCCCGGTAATCGCCTGAGAGGTCGGTAGACCGGAAACGGTCAGGGCGGCTACTGCGGCGGATAAAGTCTCAAATGGTATTCCTGCACCTGCTGCCAGTCCTGTTACCTGGGCGAGTGTCGTTGACAGTTCGCTCATCGTCGTTTGGCCGAGGCGAACCGTTGTGAACATGATGTCGGAGTAGCGCGTGGCTTCCGATGTTTCGGCTCCGTAGGCGTTGAGCGTTGAAACCAGAGCTTTCGTGGTATCGTTGAGATCGGACCTACCTGCGACGGATAACTGCTCCGCAGTCTTTACGAAGTCCAGCGAATCCTTGTAATCCACACCCGCGGATACGGCGTTGTAAACAGCCTGATTGATCTGGTCTATGGATTTTACGGAATCGACGGAATAGGCGAGTATCTGTTCCCGGAACTCCGCAATCGGTTTGCCGGTATCGTTGATGAGGGTTGTAATCTCGCTAAAAGCCCCGCCGAATTTCCCGGCCTCCTGAATTGCCTTTGTGAACGTCGCGCCGACAAGGGCAAGGATCGCCGCATCCGCCGCCAGTATCGCCCCGCCTAAATTCGCAAGAGGCCCCACGGCGCTATCAATCGACCGGCCCAGGGACGCAAGACGGGAATCCACCGCCTGAATGCTCGGCGACATCTTATCATCGCCCTGGAATATAATGGATACGGTCTTTGCGAGGTCAGCCATGGTTCGTCCTGTTGTTTAACTCGTCGTAGTAGTAGCCCCACAATTCCTGCTCCAGATCGCTCAGGTAGCCATAGGGCATGATGTCAGGTCGCACTTCGTACAAAAACCGCTTCTTATCGTGACAGAGCGCCAGGGCGTTCTTTATTTCGACGCTTCCCCAGAGGATTGTTGCTTTTTTTTTACTTCGGCACCCTTCCCGGTCAAGACGGTGATCCGGTTTGTAAGGGAAAAGAACTCAACCGGAAAATGGGTGCAGAATTTGACTGCGGTTTCGTGGTCGATTGCCGGGTCGATGCTGCCGATGGTGAACAATTCCAATCTGCGAACCACGTCGTTCGGGACGGAATCGTCGAGGCCGAGATCCGTTTTTAGCGCCTGGACCTTCTCGTGCATATCTGGTGAGATAAGGCCCTCGAGGATGGCGGAGAGGTTCTTGTTCTTCTCCGCCGCCTCGTTGACTTTTCCGAGCTCATGCCCGGTCAAGCCCCGCACAATCCAGACAGGGTCCGCCCCTTCCTTGTAGAAGTCCTTCAGATCGGGGACGGGTACTGTCTCTTGACGGGGTTCAAGTTTTGCGCCTTTGAATTTCTTTAAGTCAAAGTTCATCGTCGCTCCTTAACTGGCGAACTCAACGGCGGTGGAATCGGCGGAAATGGTGCAGGTCGCCTGAATGTTATCACCCGCCGGGAAGGTTCTGGAAATGCCCAGTTTGCCCTGACAAAGCAGATAAGGAGCCTTGTTCCGATCCGGGAAGAACTTGAAGAACAGGGTTTCATCTTTCAGACTGATGAAACTTTCCGTGATTCCGTCTTTCAGGAATGCCTTGAAACTGCCCTGACCCAAGGAAGAGGACGAGGCGCCCAAGGCGCCGCCGTAAACCTGTGTTGAAGTGATACTGTGCGTATTCTCCGGGGGAACGAAATCCGTGACGGGTTCCAGATCGGAAAAGACGGGCTCATTCACTTCTGCATACACGCCCTTGTAGGTCGCCGGAGATCCTGCGTGAATAGCCGGGAGAGCCGAGGCGAAGGTTACCGTTCCGTTGATGGGATCTTCCGCCCATACAGGAGAGTCGTATCGTTCTTGCGATGCTCCGGGAGACTGAAAGATCTCTGCCGCCGTAAAGAGAGCCGACGCTCCATCGGACATTTTCACCTGACAAATCTCAATCGCTCCAACGGTAATCAACGGAGGACCTCCCGCCGCCCCTCTGTCCGTGGTGAATGCGGTCGATTCGGTTCCAGCCAACTCGGCCAATGCACCGGCCGACGTGACAATGACCGATGTGATCTTCTTCTGCCCTGCGGGAGAGGCCGCGGGCCGCGTAATCGAGAGGGCTGCATTGGCGTTAACCGTTTTCAGCACACCCGCTAGGTAACAGGTAAGGGCCGCGACCGATACTGTATCCGCCGACGCGCCGGGAGAAACAACCCCACCCGTTGCCAGCCCGTTGGGTAATATTTCCGGCTCGTAGCCGCTTTTCTGACTCCAGAGATCCGCACCCGTTATGGAATAGGTCTTGTGATCGCCCGAGTCTGTCATCGCGGCCATGGAGTTCAGTTCCTGACCGCTCTCATACTGAAGTTTCGCGTTTGATGCCGTGTTTACTTTTGCCATTTTATGTTCCTCCTGTTTTGGTCATTTGATTGTTTTAATTACTTCCACATATCCTTCACCCATCCGCCACATTCGTGGGGCTTCGGGGAGCCGTGGAACATGATCCACTTTGCATCTTTCGGACATCCGCGCTCCTGAAGGTTCCTCAGCTTGTAGCTGGGGGACCAGTCATACGGGAAGACGTCCGCCCCTGGTGCGGTTTTCGTGATCCACGCCTGATCGCCCCAGGTGGTGGGCCGCTTCCATTGCTCCCACACCTGCTTCTGAGAGCCGACCCGCAAAAGAAAAGCGCCCGATGCATACCCATTGTCGTCGGGTCTCATTTCCGGCGGCCAGTCGCGACAAATGGCGAAGTCCGTGGCCATATCGATCACCTCGTCGAGATCGCCGACGATGACACACGCTAGATCGAAGTAGAAAATCCGTTCCGTCTGCACACCGGGCAGCGTTTCCCTAAAAAGTGCAATCTTTTGACGCTTCTCCCATCCCGTTGGGTATTCGCAAAGAAGAGGCAATACCTTCACCTCATCCCTGATTCCGTCGGGCTTATCCGTGTAACAGATGAAGTCAAAAGTATGGCGTCGAATGTGGCGGCGGACCCCAGAATAGAGTTTGTTTACATATTCAGGGCCGAAAGAGTCTCCCCATTTCATGCAAACGATCGTTATATCCATCACGCCATTCTCCATTCGATAGGCCCTCCAGCAATCAGAACGGGCTTTCCCGTCGCAGCTTTAATCTCTTTTGCTTGCCCTTCGGCGTTTTCGACGAAAAGATGATAGTCGGCGCTTCTGTATATCTCCGCCTTCCTGCGGGCAATGCCGTAGGTCCGACGGTCCTCGGGGCGATCAAACGGCATCATCTCCAGATGGCCATAACTCACTTTATGGATGGCCAGCCATTCCTCCGTAAGGGCGCGATATTTTTCAAGGCGGCCCGTTACGATAGCCCCTGCTTTAACGGTCGGGATATTCAGCGGCCTCGCATCGCGGATAAAACGGGTGTACTTCTCGCCGTCGTCGTTCTCTTCCGTGGGCACGTCCTCGCAGATGACGCCGTCCATGTCAAAGCAGGCGCAGGGGGTCACGTCGTGATGGAGTAAATTCCACTGGAACGCCCTGGGTTGCGGAATCACCTTGCAATAATGGTCAACGTGGTTGCCGTCCGACACATAAACCGCCGCATAACTGATAGAGGGGAACGGGTTTGTCGCGCTCAGGGCAATCTTTGCCCGCCTCATCGCCGCGCCGCCGTTACTGCTATCATCGACAACTAAGACCTTTCGGATCGGCTTAGACTTGTCCAGACGTCCGCCACCTCGTGGAACGCAATCGCCCATAACAGCCTGGTTGAGTGTAAACAGTGGGACATTCCAGTGCAGAGCAAGCATCGTCGCCGGGATGATCCCGGAGCGCTCGATCCCGATCACGGCGTCGAACCGGGGCAGATCCTGAACCCAGTCGGCAATATCACGGGCAAGCTGTGCGTAAGAGACGAAATTCACCCTCAACTCCTGCAAACAAATATGTAGCGCTGTCTGTGCTCCTTGCTCTCGATCCGCTCGACGGACGGCCAATGCTCCCGGAATTTTGCCGCCCACCAGGCCGGTCCCTGTTTGATGGTCGTGTAATTGACCCCGAGACGGAAGTCGTCCCAGTCGTAAACCTGGGCAAACAGGTTGTCGCAGGTCCTCCGGATCTCCGAGAGGATGGCGTCCAGCTTGTCCGGTTCAACGCACATCAGGACATCGATGCAATAGCCCCAGTCGGCAATGGGAAAGCGTTCAGGGAGATTCCAGAGCGTGGCCGGAGTAAAAGTAAAGTCGGGCCCGATCAAGGAAAGGGCCTTTTCCTCAAGGGCGTTTTCCGCGATATCAATCATGTTGATCTTAATGTCAGGCCGGAGCGTTTTAATCATGGTTGCCGGTCGGCCTGTTCCCGATCCGTACTCGTTGACCAGGGAGTCTTTCGCCACATGATCGACGAATAGAGGGGCGAGTCGCTGGCCGGGAGAACCAAGACGATATTGACCTTGGCCGTTCAGATCCCAGACATCCTCAAAATGCTTTTTCACTTTTCCGTAAAGTTCATCCATCAATCGATTCCTTTTCTGTCATCATTCTTGAAATCTCGCAAACCACGCTTTCCCAATATTGTTTTTGATCGGCGACGCCCCTCATGGTTTCTTTGTGTCTTTCTGCCCACCACAACGCCCTTTCTAGTCCGTGCAGCCCCACCATGCTGGTCACTGTCTCTAGTATTGGAGTGTTAGGCATCCAACCATTCCTCCGTGGGTGTCCCTAAAAAGTCCGCCGTCCAGCCGGACAAGGATTTCACCTTGCCCATAATCTGCTTTTTATTCCCGGCGTACTCAAACCCCTGCCGGAATGTCTCGTAATTATCACCCTTGGTATTCGATCCGTTGAGAGGACAGCCACAAAGGGTGATCCTTGAATAACCGAGCTGCAAACCCGCCAGCGCCCCGAGCATGGCCGACGATCCAGAAGGGCCGACGATGGGAACAATCATATCCACTTCGCCCTGATGCTGCTGATGGGATATAACCAGAAAGTCTGTGTTGCCTCCGTATTTATGACGCCGATCTTTGGACATCTGAATCTCGTTCGGATGATAAGTGGCGAAGTACTTGCACCACTCGCTCACCAACTCGACGGAATCGTAACCGATCAGCATATAGTCGACGCCGTTCCGCGCTTCTTTTATGTCGAAAAACCGCATGATGTCTTCCCCGGTACAGGGAGCCGCGCCAATTATCAGGAGGACTTTACTGTTCATAGGGATTCCCGATCTTCGTCGAATAGGTCACCTCAAACAGGGCCGAAGCGCCCACCGTTAAATCTTCATCGTTCGGATATTCGTCCGTTCCGCCGCCCTTATAGACAATCGAATCGTCGTAAGCGGCCAGATACACGACAGGCGAAGCGGGGGAAGTAACCAATCTTCTCCGGTCCCATGTGGGGTCAGTCATGGCCTTGATGAGATCGCCCAGGATCTGTTCGGCAATAACCGAGGGATTTGTTGCCCAAAAAGCCGCAAGGCCCTCGATCCGGACCGGCATGGTTATTTTCATAACCCCATATTCGGGTTCCACCGTTTCCGGCTGCGGGAAAACAACACAGGCGGGCAGATCTGAAGGATCGAGGTTCTTTCGTACCCGCTCAACACTTGCGCCGAGGTCTATGTTGTACCCGTTCGTCGTCGTGATCACCGCCAGGCGGGTCACGATCTGCTGAATGATTTTTTCCCTGATCGTTTCGCTCATTTTTCATCCAATACTTTTTTCAGCAGTTCATGTTCTTTCGAGTTCGTATTCATGTAATACAGCAACGAAACTCCTTCACAAACCAACAGGGCACGATTCACTGATTTAATGGCATTAATGAGATCAATTAATTCCTGTTTTTCGCTCATTTCAGTTTGCTCAGCTCGTAATCGAGTTCGTGCATCAGGTTCTTGTGGAGGCGTTCGTCGGCCTTCGACAAGACATCCTTCATGACTGGTTCGTTGCTCAAAATGTCGGGTACGCGGGAGGAATATCGTTCGCTGATGGGAAGCCGCGAAACCGTTTTAGTGCCGACCTTGTCTCTCCAGAATACCCCTTTATGCCCGGTCTTCATCGTGGCGATAAAAGTTCCGGGGATAACCTTGCGGGGCCTGCCCTTTTTGATCATCACCGACACGCCTTTTTTTGTCTGCCTAGTCCCGGTAAAGCCGATAAGCGGCAAGGGCCTTCCGGTGCTGTGAATCGCCGCGGACATTTTGCCAAAGGACGCCTTTTGTACCTTTAGCGTTTCATCGACAACTTTTTTTGATGCGTTGAGGGTTTCCCTAACCTTTGCCGACGAATCAGTTTTGACCCCCGTCAAGGTCTTATTCAGCGCCCGGACAAATACCCGGTCAGGAGCTTTCAAAATCTCGGATAACGCATTACGGACATTGCTTAAATCCGCCTCGTTGATTCTGATCGAGAAGTCGCCCATCACTTCACCGCCATCTTGACCCGGATTCCGTTATTAGACAGAATCCTCTTAACAGTATAAAGGACATCCCCCGTTTCGAATTGAACCAGGAAGGTGCTTTTGGGGTCCGGTTCGGTTAATACCTGAGATAAAAGAGCCGAAATAACGGTGCCGGATTGCCATGTCTGCGCGGTCATTCCATCAGGTTCAAACTGAACGTCGAACTCCGGAACCACATAACAGGCAATCGGATCACCCCCTCCGGCAGGTGTATAGACCGCGTCTTCCCCGAGGGTTTTCATTATGCTGATCGCTACGCTCCCCAGTGTTGCCCGGAATCCCATGATCAACCGCCGTATATGACTAAACCGACCTCGTCCCGGAGGGGGTTTCCCGTCTCGTCGAGGATAGGCTCAGAATTTATTTCTTCCAGAGAAACCGGAGCCAGATATAGCGGCTCCATGATGATTTCTCTCATTGTCGGGTCGTTCACCATGATCAGGACTCCGCCGTAAACAGGTAAACGTTGTAAGATTTCTCTGCATCGAACCCGACGGGCCGGATTTGAATGGCCTCTGCCGCGCAATTGAATGACTTCACCAGCGTCGTCGACGTCAGATCAAAACTGCCGATGTTCCGCCAGGAACCACTTCCCCCTGGCTGCTTGATGTCGATATAAAGCGTTCCCGTTGCGGCAACCGCTCCGCCCAGATCTACCTCGATCTGATGATTGCCATAGGGGGATCCCGATGTGTCGATTTCGAAATCGCCGTCCGCCTGTGTTTTTCCATTAATCGCCGGATACTGTTTTAGTCGTGACATTGATCATCCCTCCTTTGATATGGGCGGAAGGCCGAAGCCCTCCGCCATGTCATTCAATGGTTGCTTTACGGATGGATGATGTTGCCCATCAGGTACCCGGCGCCGGCGAACACAAATTCCTCGTCAACGTTCTGACGAACGCGGTAGATGTTGCTCCGCACTTTCTCGTCACGATACTGCTCCGTCACGATGTTCTGCGGGGTATCTCCCGTCCAGAGGAAGGTCCGCCCCAGGCAAGGATCACGAAGATCGCGGCCTCCGTCCGATACCTTGGCCAGAAGGACATATTCGTCATCCCAGATATCCGCGATGCTGAAGGATTGGCCCTTCTTCGCGGAGTCTTTGATCGCTCCACCGACTAGTACCTCATCCACGCCTAAATATTGGGCAAGCAGCCGTCTCTTCGCTTCCATGGAGCCGACTTCAATCGGATTTGTGTACTTAAAGGCGTCTTTTAATTCGGCAGCCATTAATACTTTGTTGAACACCTTGCTGCTCATGGCGATTTTGTTCGCGTCAAGGCCGGATGCCGCTCTCATTGCGATCTTTGCCGTGTCGACGTCTGCAAGGGGCGTACACGTTGCCGATGTGTTCCACGGTATCGTTACATCCGCCGTCCCGGTGATATTGGTCGTATTGAACACTTTTGCGGCAATACGCGCCTCCTGCCCTCGGAGGATGACATCAACCGCCCTCATCGTGGCGATTTCCTCCGCGTCGAAATACCGGCGATACATATTCGCCTCACTGTCATCGACGGGTTCCTCCCAACCATGCTCTTCACAGTCATAGTTTCCCATCTCGAATTCCCAATCCGACCGGCCGTAACCGCCGCGCGGGGCTCTTTTTGTGCTCTGGAGCTTCAAAAGGGACTCAATCGGTATTTTGGGGTATTCCCCGTTCTTCTCGGGCACTTCAAAGATCGGCAAAAGACCGAGACCGATGAAACCCCGCTGCGATGCGGTGAGCAGGTATTCATAGGCGATCGCGCCCAGATCCGGCCTTGAAATCGTTGTTGCGCTTGTAGGCTGCATAGCTTTAATCCTCCTTTACTCGTTTATATTAGGCCGTCAGGCACTTTCGGGTTACTTCCAGCCACAGGCCGGAAAGATAGAAATCGACGTCGCCCAATTGGCCATCCGTCGGATTCAATATCAGGGTCAACGTGCAAGGAGCCGCCGGGACATCGCCAAGGGCAAGACTGAGGGTCTTCTCCTGGAGGTTGGTGGATGCAGAAAACTCACCGGATGCGCCGCCGCAATTCGTGTCAGCACTGGGGGCAGCGCCTACCACGTCGAAATATGCCTCGACGGTAAAGGTCGGCGTATCGGCCGGGGATGCCGCCGACAAGGCTCCCAGCAGGTGGAGCACGGCAGCCTGGGCATCGTCCAGATCCTGGGGAAGGGTGAAGTGCGCGGCGATCTTGGCCGGGGTCGCATGGGCTCCGAACTGAATCACCTGGGACTTGTTGCTTAACTGGGCAAAACCGACACCGCCCGCGGGGGACGCGGCATAGGCCGTCAGCGCGGTCCCGGCTTCCGCGGTTATCCAGTCCGGCTGGATCGTGTACTGCGCCGTCTTGATTCCGACCATAATCTCCGCAAGGGCGGCTTCGACCGTCCCTCCCGTTACAATCTCTCCCGCATCTGCGACGGAAACATTCGCCGCAGTGGTCGAAAGGACGCCATATTCGATGATCTCAACGATATCGTTCGCGCCCGTGCAGGCCTCAAGGGCCTCTCCGATGGCACTTCCGCTGGCCGTATCGGAAACCTGGCCGTTTGCGGCGCCGTAAAGAGTCGCCCCGATGGCAAAGGTGTCGGCCGCCGATGCTTCCTGGCTTCCGTCCGCGGTTCTGAGCTTAACGGCGACTAGTGCGCCGTCCGCCGCACCGTACTGCGTAATGCCGATATGCTGCTCCCCTACGCCCGCATATTCCACCTGGGGCGGGGTTGTGGTTGTGCCCGAGCTGATTTTTACTCGCCTGTATGCGAGAAGAGCTCCATCGGCCGTAAAAGTCTTGATTCCTTCTGTGTACATGTTAAGTCCTCCTTATCATGATGTTTTTGATTACTTCTGTTTGTTGACTTCCTTGATCCAGCTCTCCCGCAACCCCGGGTTAGCCTCGGACACGGCCCGTATTGCTTCTCCACGCAAACACTTGTGCGATTCCACATAAGCGGCGACGAGACCCATGAAATCCTTCGTCTGATGTCCGGCAGGTTCCCCGCCAGATCCGACGGATTCCGCCCCCGCGCCTTCGATTGCCGCAAGCATCTTTTCCTTGAACTTATCCTCCGCCGTGGCTTCTGCGGCAACCGCCGGCTGCATCTTCTGAATTGCCTGGTATTGTTCCACGCTGATGCCCGTGGCGTACAGATCCTTGAACTTGTCCGCCGCCTCCGGCCCAAAGTGTGCCGTCAAGAGACCGAAGATTTTCTCCGATTCGACAGACGCCGCGGCCGTCTTTCCGCCCTCCAGGTCCACTGTCGCCGCTCCCTCCGCGATAATCTCGGCGTAGACGTCGGGAAATTCCTGTTTCAATGTCGCCTTGTCCATATGTACCTCCATACCAATAAGATTTATTTTGTTCTCGATTGTGCCTTCAATGGCTGTTTCAAGCGTTCCGATCATATCCGCCAGGCCTGCCTGGATCGCCTTTTCTCCGCGGAACACTCCCGCTTCCGTATTTCTGACCGCTTCCTCATCCAGTCCGCGATTTCTCGCCACTGTCTGAACAAACAGATCGTAGGTCGAGTCCACGATTGACTTCACAACGGCGTAACCATCCTGAGATATGGGCTCGTGTGGACTCAGATCATTTTTCCTTGATCCGGCAAAGATCGAGGTATATTTCAAACCCTGCTGTGCATCCATTCCGGAGCGGTCGACGTGGACGGCGATGACACCGATAGAACCGACGTTGCCCGTGCGGGGTACAATAATCTTGTCCGCAGCTGAAGCGAGCAGATAGGCTGCAGAAAAAGCCGACTCATTAACATGGGCAAAGATGGGCTTCTTGCCCCTGGCTTTGTAAATTTCGTCGGCCAAATCGAAGGCACCGGATACCTCGCCGCCGGGAGAATCAAACTCCAGGACGATCCTGGTGATCTTTGGATCCGCCAGGGCTTCCCGGAATTGGGTCCGTAACCTCGGATAAGTCGTCAGCCCGGATAACGCATTGATTCCCGCAGCGCGATTAACCAGGGAATCATAGACGGGAATGACCGCGACCGTCTCCGCCTTCGGTTCATTCCCGCGAACGGGAGGGACATACTTTCCACGCAAAGCCGCCATTTCTTCGGTAATTTCCAAACCGATCATGTCCCCGACCGCCGATAGAATGACTTCAAGTTTTCCGTTGTCGATCATCAGGGGGGTGTTCAAAATCCGTGTCGCCAAATAGGAATGAATTAAATTACCCATTTCCGCCTCCGTCCGGGTTGTCGTCCTTGATCGTGCCGGGGTCAAATGGATCCTCCGTCAGCTTGCGCTCTCTGAGCATTTCCTGCTCTTCTTCAAGCTGATCGACCACTGCTTTGAATTCATCGCCGTCTTCCGCGATGGCCTTGGCCCGGGTCTTCAAATTGTTCTGGATTCTAAGAACGTCCGCCTGGGCAGCCTTTACCGGCTCGATATCGCCCTTCGGATATCCCCTCCATTCAGCATAGGTCAGAAGAGGCATGTCGGAATAGAAATTCGGAACCAAGAGATCATTCCGCAGATATGCCTCTTCCATCAGCATGGTGTATGTTTTCTGACATAATCCATGCCCCATGCGGAACCTGTGCGTCATATATGTACGCCAGGCTTCGAGCATGGCGGATCGGAAACCGGCGAAATTAACGCCCTCGACATCTTTGAACAGAACGGGATAGGGAATGTTCAAGGCCATCGCGATCGCCTTTTTGATTATTTTGGTGAAGGGATCAAAGGTCGTCCCGGGCCTGTTTGCCGATATGGGAGACGGTTTTTCTCCCTTGTTCCCGTACATGATGGATCCGGGAGCCACTTCCTGGTATCTGGTCTGATAGGTGGTGCCGTCGCTTTTGGTGTCGGTTCCCAGGACCTGGGCGTTATTAATGGCGTCGTACATCGGATCTGAAGATCCGACCTCAATGAACAGGGCAAAGGCCGCGGTGACTATATTGGATACGAGTTCCGCGTCGAGGTAATCATTCAGGTCCCGCATGTACTTCATGGCCGGTGCAAAGGATGGGATTCCTCTCACCTGTTCGGCATCGAGCGGGATGAATTCATGGATCACATTCCAGCGATGCCCCTTCTTCGCGGGAATTCTCGTAAACTGAGCCGAATGATTACTCGAGTATCCGTATCTCGATACGGAATCCGCCTTTTCAATCCAGTATGCAATCGGCTCTCCATAGGAACCAATCTCCACACCGTCCTTGATGTTCGGATTGGATGTGAGGTCCGATGGGGTTTTTAATCTCAGCGGGTTGATGACCTGGCAGGCCAGGGAATAGGAGCGGGCCGGATCCTTGATCATCGGAAGCAGGACGATATATTCCCCGTATTGGATGAGATTCCTCTGACACACAAACTGAATTCCACCAAAAGAGAGCCGCTGACCGGCATCAGCCATGGGTGCCCACTTCATGTAGATTTTCTTCTGCTGCGCCCGGATCTTCCTGATTTCCTCCCGGTCAAGGCCGAGGATATCGGAATCGAGGGACGGCTGCGGAACCAGGCCAGATCCGACCACCGTTGTCGCGAAGGTGTCGATTATGCCGGCGGCATGTGGATCGTTATTAGCGAGATCAATAGAACGCTCGACGATAAACTTCCGCTCCGCATTCTCGGCGAACTCTCCACCAACGCGTTGAGGGGTCCAATTAAGCATGGACCCCTCACGCCTGGCAGCGGCACGACGATATTGATAGGAGGCGGACGGTTGAAGCGGTTTGTTGTTTGCGTCAACGAGGAGGGGAATCCGGAGATCAGATTTCCCCATCATTTCCGACATGGCGACGACAGTCTTGGCAAATATGGCCTGTTGTGCCTGGTTCATCTTTTTAGAGTCCCCACGTTGATATGAACCCCGCCGGTTCCCTGCTCCGATTTGTATCGTTTCAGGAGACGCTCTTCCCGAGTCTCAAGATCGGAGAGTTTCGCGCGAAGAAATGTCATGTCGCCGATTCCGGCCGACTGTGCCTCAAGAACCTCCGATATGGCGGTCTGCACTTCTTCGAGTTGTTCGAGCGTCGTTTTTAGAGCCATGGTCACCACAAGATATAGTGTTTCGTTCAGATGGCCCGACTATATCATGTGTTTTTTGACCTTTTTTAATCTCGCGCGATTTTTGGGGGTTATTTGGGGGTTTTTTGGGGGTTATTTGGGGGTCTTTTGGGGGTTATTTTTCTTGACATCACTTTTATGACGCATTTTCGTCGATCTGATTCAGGACGTTTTTCATGGAAACACGGGTATAGAGTTTGAAAAATTCGTCTATGTTTTCACTGTAAGCGAGCCATCGATTGTCATCAAACCGGGCCGGAAGGCCCTTTTCTATGTATTTTTTGAAAAGATAGTCCGAACAAGGGTCACCATTTGATATGTCCGTTATATAACTCTTTATAGATTCCTTGCTTGTCAGGAGTATCTTTTCTTTTGCCATTTCACCTCCGGTTCATCCATGATGGTCGACTGAAATTTGTCCTTGGTCTCGATCCCCTGTCTCCATCGGAATCGATGTTTTGTGGCCTTGATCTTGTTTCCGGTTTCTTCTGTAGATGCGGCGCCAGCAGCCGCAGGCCGCCGCCGGGGAATTCCATCTCTACGCAGGCCATCGCCAGCAGATCCGCATCCAAAAGATGGTTCGGGCGCTGATGGACGTTGACCCATTCCTCGTGTCCTTTATCGTTAAGCTGTTTTTGTTCCGCCAGGATCTGGGCGGCATAGTCGACGCCCGTGTCGGCATGAAGAAAAGCGGCGCCGGGCAGCGATCGTGTTTCATCCTTTGAGGCCAACTGCAGGCGATAATGATATTGATCCTTGGCCTTATCCGTATTCACCATGATGAGCCGCAGGACATCCGGGAGTTTCTTCCCGGAGGGCGTCGAGATGATCGCATTTCCGACGCTCAACATGCCCGGCATGTTCGAACTGGATCCCTTCGATCCCCACAAGGCGACGCCGCCGCGGCCTCGGTTTTTGACCAGCCAGTAATAAACCTCTTCCGTCATGGTCATGTCTTCGTATTTCTCACTGCCTCCGGTATCCCGCAGGGCACGAAAGACGCGCATGGTCCGATCTGATCCCTCCACAGGATAGGACGTCTCATAAAGGAGCAGATCGAGGTCGTCATCGGTCTGGACGAATCCATAGTGGATCAACCAGCTCGTAAGATCCGGAGCCCAGGCCCGGACCGCAAACCAGTTTCCATACTTCTGGCTGTCGACGCCCAGCGTCAAGGCGATCGCCGCTTCCGGTACCGTCTGGGGGGGAAGCTCGCAGCGGGCCGCTAGGACCTGCTCTTCGTTCTTCGATGTGACGATGAGTTTCCAGGGCTCCGCCATATGCTTATTGTAGAAATCCTTGAACTTATTTATATCCGTCAGCCCGCGTAAATACGAAGAGGCCGGAGACGACAGGGAGACGAAACGGGAGAGCCAGGAAGGAATATGAAACCCAATCTTGACCGGACGGCGGGCCCGCAGATATTCCGCCATTTCCATGCCCGTCTTCCGGTCGCGCCATTGTCCATGCCGGACGGCGATGTCCCGGTCGTAATCGTTCCATTCCACCAGGCAATGAGGGCACTCGTACCAGGCGAGCTTTTCCGCTTCGATCGTCTCCGGCTCCTCGGAATGGCATTTTCCGTCCGGGCCCGGTTCCGTTTTGTGCGCCCACTTGATCTGCCCGAAGGTCATCTTCTGCATGACACCGCAGGCCGGGCACTTGACCCAGTAATCGAATACAACCTGGGCTTCGGTCGTGAGGGCCTGCCAGATGTTACCTGTTTCGATCGTCGGTGTGGAGATCTTCCATTTCTTGCAATTATGTCTGTAGGTGATCAGCCGGGCCTCGCCCAGGGAAATCGGATCCGTTTCCCGTTTGCCCGCCGTGTCCGGGTACTTATCCACTTCATCAAAAATGGCATATCGGATCGGCTTATTCCCCAGCCGCGCCGCGGATCTGGCCCAAGCCATATAGATCGGCATGTGCTGGAGGCTTATCTTCAGCATGGAGCTGTCGTCATCGAGACCGGTCATATAGCCGCGGATGGTAGGGCTATGCTTCAGCATCGGCTGGATTCGGTCCTGGCTGTTCTCACGGGCGGTCATTTCATCCGGATAGATGCAGAGCACCGGCCCCGGATCGCGGTCGATGAGGTATCCCAGGCAGTTAAGCACCGCCTCCGTTCCGCCGACCTGCGGGGCCTTGCAGATGATGATCGTCCGGACCGACGGGTAGAAGCTGGCGTCCATGATCCCGGCCAGGTAAGGGGTGACTTCGTTTCGCCATTTCCCCGGCAGGACTGACATGGTCACATAGCGGTGCTTCTCCGCCCACCTGGAGACGGGGATCTTCCGATGCTTGCGATAGACCTTTTTCTCCGCCTCCGAAAAGCGCACGACGTGGCGGATCTCCCCGGGGATTTCCCGGAGGGAAGGGGGCAGCCACGGGGCGCTGCGGGGGATGTGGATGGTGTTTAGCATTAAACGCTCACCTTTTGAGGGATCCTTGATAATTTTGATATTAAATTCATTGTCTTCATATAATCCGACCTAGGATCAAAACTACCGCAGCCCCCTCGATCTTCGAGAACCTCTTTGAGCTTGACAATGCCGGTTTTAATAACGGTCAAAGTACATAGTTTATGGTAAGTATTTATATCTCTTTCACTCCGCACCATAGGATGGGCATAGCAGGCAAGCGGGCACACTCCACAAAAACGATCTTCAACCTCCTGACAGAAAACCAGATGATCGTCAAAAAGTGGCAAAAATGACCGGTTAGACCATTCAGTGTTCCTGATCAGAAAAACATGATCGATCATCTTAGGATATCGATTCATGATCATCCTCAATGTCTTCTCCGTCCCCGTGTGGCTCCTCATCGATCACCACCTCGTAATCAACGGCACTGGCATAACTGTTTATGTGCTCGTCCAGGTCATGGTTCATGAGGTTAATCAGATCGCCCACCTTTTTCATGTCCCCGGCCACCGCCCGGATCCACTCCGCTGCCCTGGACTGTACCCAGTGCTTCAGACCCGCATCCAAAACACCGGCCCGGGCCGCCAGTTCCAGTTCCATCTGTTCTTTCGGGACATATTTCTCCTGGTCTCGATCAAAGGCGAACGACTTGCGCTTTCTTTCGAGTTCCAGGTTCTGCAGCTCCAGTTCCAGTTTTCTCCGCTGCATCTCGTCCATCTTGTCATCGATGCGCTTGCCGGTCGATTTCTGCTTCAGGAAAGTCCTGGCGTATTTGTCGGCGTCTTTCTGACGATAGGTCCCGTCCGGCCCGGGCAGGATTTTCCCTTCCTTCTGATGTCGGTAGAGACTCGTCTTCGTAACTTTCCAGCCCGACTGGATCAGATAATCGAGGACGTCGGCGATGGTCTCGAACGTATCGCTTTGCTCTTCCCCGTTTTTCATTTGTGTTTCAAATTTATCCATGGCTGCTTGCGCCGACTCCCAGTTCCGGAGATTCGAGGCTGTAGGTGCCTGCTGATATTCCATGGCACTTTTCGCCGCTCCGTTGAAAAGCAGAATTCCTTTTTTCCTGATCTCGTCCGGTTTTCCGGCGATCAGGTTCTCGAAGGATGCTTTGTCCATCATCTCCGTCTATGATGTGTGAAATCCTGTCCATTTACATGAGGCCCCTTTTCTGTTATGACCCTCATGCGGATGGTAGCGCTTGCGCCCTGTGGCCGACACAGGTTCTTCCGGGGTTGCCGCCCCTCAAGAATACTGTCCGCTTCTCCATTCAATCACGGTGGATCAGTGCTGCCCGGTTACCCGTGAACTGCTCCCACCGCTTGACATCAACATCACAATAGACCTCTGACAACTCCATCGCATAGCCGGAACGGTCCGTTTGTTCCGCGGCCATCAACGTGCTTCCGGATCCGCTGAACGCATCCAGGACCTTCTCTCCTGGACGTGAACTATTCCGGATCGCCCGGGCGCACAATGCGATCGGCTTCATCGTCGGATGTTCCTCACTTCTTCCCGGCTTCGGGAAAGGCCAGATATCGCTTTCAATCCCGCAGGCCTCAACACGGACCAGGGGAACACCGTCACTATCAAGCGTGACCTGGTTCATGCCGTAAACATCGCCCAGGTTGCGGACGCCGGACCAATAATGAGTAGATCCATCGAACCAGCCGTAAAGAATCGGTTCGTACTGGCGCTGATAATTCGCCCGGCCGATCGTGAATTGATTTTTTACCCAGATCAGGAAGTCGGAAAAATGCCCGCCGCAATCCATAAAAGCACGCTGCAGCGTGTGAAGTTCGGTGCTGGACATACAGACATAGACGTCGCCGATGACATAGGGCCGAAAAGCGGCGATCGCATTCCGCAGAAAAAGGTAGAATCCCTCGTTCGTTTTGAAGTGATCGTTCAGAATCTTTCTTCCTGCGTTCTCTTTCGACACTTTCTTTCGCATTTTGTCCTTCATGGTGGCGCCGTAATTGACGTTATACGGCGGATCGGTGAAGACCATGTCGGCTCTGTTTCCGGCCATCAATTTGTCCATGTCCTCGGCCAAGGTCGAATCCCCGCACATCAGGCGATGACGCCCGAGCTGATAGATATCGCCGCGCCTCGAGGACGGCGTTTTGATCTTCTCCGCTTCTTTTTCTGCGTCGAAATCGTCCTCAACTACACCGCGCCCCAGGAGCTTCTCTATTTCCGCCCGGCTGAATTGCGTCAGCTCTATATCCAGATCGTATGTCTCGAGTTCCACAATCAGATCCTTCAAGAGCGGCATATCCCATTCACCGGCCGGATTATCGAGGGCGATGTTAAGGGCCTTTTCCTTCTCGATCGGCAGATCCACAATAGAAACCTCAGCCGCGGTGAAACCGAGTTCCCGGAGGACCATCAGGCGCTTATCGCCGCTGACGAGATTATCGGTCTGGCGATTCCAGACCACCGGATCCACATAGCCGAATTCAAGAATCGACTTCTTCAATCTCTCATATGCGCCGTCGCCCGGATTCAATTTCTTCCTGGGATGGAACGCAGGGGAGAGCAGGGCCTCGATCGGCATGACTTTAATTTCCATCGATACTCTCCATCACCACTTTATGAGCACGCCATGCAAAGGCAGCTCGTGTTCTTTGTGAAAAAAAGATAAAAACGACGTTGCATCTCGAAATCCGTCCGCCAAAGCAAGATCCCTTAGTTCCTTTGCCGAAAGCATGCGCCCGGAGATATAAACGCTCATGTGATGAATCTCTATCGCCTCAACGGATGCGCACGTTGCTTCTATGAGCTTACGGCAAGCCTTCGTTCTCATTCCTGTATATAGATAGAGCTTGTCGCCCGGTTTTGCGTCGAGCCCGTTTTTTCTGTGTGCGCGGATCGTCTGTCTTTTCGATCCTTCTTCCACGCGTGAGGCGAATTGCTTCTTAAAATTATAGGCTGGCATTTTTCCTCCACTCCCAGATCCCCCAGACCGACAGGAGAAAGTAAACAAAAAACATAAACGCCTGGGCCGGTACGCCTTTGTGATAATCAACAATGGTCCATGATAAGTTGGTCACCGCCCAGATATAGAAGCATTCCCGACGGCGTTTGATGTTAAGGACCACGCCGATCAAGGAGGCGATAGTCAGGATGATGGTGATGGTGTGAAAGGTGATCATTCAGCAACCCTCGATATTTCAAGGCAGGACATAATGACCCATTCTTCCTGGATCCCGTAAATCGGACCAGCAAGAATGAATTCGATTTCAACCAGCAACTGACGGCCTGTGTACTCCAGGGGCCATTCTCCGGTTTTCATCTGCTCTCCCGTGTACCGCGTTTCTTCCAATACGAGGGCGTCGCCTATCTGATAATCTCGATCGTTTTTTCTTATTTCCCATGGCTTCCGACCATCCCAACTGGCCTGAAATGCTTCCCGGTCGGTTTTTAATTTCTGGATTTTCATTTTTCCGTCTCCACGATCATTTAAGCCAATCACACTTGTCCCGGTTTAATTCCTGGGCGTCGCATTTGTAATCGGGACGCACCCGATACCGGGCAGACCCCTTTAATCCAATTATATTGCATCGATTTTCAATTCTCTGTCTGTCGGCAGTCTCGAGGATGATATGATTCGGAACGAAGTGCATGCAGTATTGGCAATTCTCGCAATCATTCGTGCTTCCCTTCCTGTAATGAAGATCGTCTTTCTCTTTTAATCTCGGCATGGCGCCCATATTTACCCCCTCAATAAATGAAATTCGTCCCGTCTATTTCTTCCGCCGGGTGATTCAGAATATAGTCCGTCACTCCCGGCACACGAAAAACCAACTCATTAATCCGGCCGCCCGTGTACTTCCCATTACGGAGGACCGTAAAGCGCTCAACCGTGGTGATGATCTTCACCCCGGGATTGCCGCGGAGAAGGCGATACAGCTCCATGATCAGCGGGGGGAGTTCCGGACTCGCCTTGACTTCGTCGGCTTTTTCTTTCTCCGGTGGCCTGGTTAATTCCTTTTCCTTCTTTTGCGCCCCGGCCTCGATCGTCATTGCCGGCGGGAGCCCCGCTTTAATCCAGCTTTCCAAGTCTATCCCCAGCCTAGCAGCATCGCCGGGATCCTTGCCCCGCGGAACCGGCCAGCGATCACATTGTCCGAATTGCTCGGTCCACCAGGCCATCGCCTTGGCGCCCGCTGCATCGTAATCCAGGGCGTTGAGTATCTGCAGGGACCCCTTCAAGATGCCGTATGTTTCGGCGTCCGGTTTCGCGCTGACCGATCCCATGGCCGCAGATCCGGCCAGGGAATTACCGGCCACAACCGCGACCGCATCCAGTTCGGACTCCACAATAACAAAGGCCCGCCGGTCACGGCCGATAATCATCGTCGACATCGAGGATCCGGGAAGGACGTAGTATCTCGGTTCGCCTTCCGGCCGGCGGATCCGGATGCGCTGGATGACGCCGTCAATGATGTAGGGGATGACCAGGCCGCGGGGGATCCATAGCTTCTTCGGTTTTCCTTCGTCTTTCAGCTCCTCCGGAAGCCCCCAGGACTGACGCGGCCGGTAGAGATCCTTCTCCTTTTCGCCGGGATTCCAGCCGAGGCGATGATCCCTCGCCGTTTCGCGGTTGATCCCCCGCTGACCAAGCCAGGCGATGACGTCCTGGTTGTTTTCCAGCGCCGCCTGGGACCAGGTAACGAGCTTTTCCGCTCTTTCCTGCCACAGATCCGCCGGCGGAATGTGCTCTGTCGGGGTAAATGAAGGCTTTTCTTTCTTCTCCTGGCGCATTGCTCCCGGAGCATCAGGCCGATCCGGGGTTGATACGCCCAGCGCGGAGCACGCATCCCGGAACGAAAGGCCCTCAAAATCGCGCAGGAACTGAATATTGTCCCCGCTTTTCTCACAACCCCGGCACCAATACCCGCCGTTTCCCTCATTCTGCGCCGGCCAAACATGAAAGCGATCGGTGCCGCCGCACCCCGGGCACGGCCCCTGCCACTCGCCGCCGTTCGTTCCGGACGACTTGTGCAGATTCACTTTTCTTGATGCCAGGTCGAGGACGTTCATTTGCTTTTCAATTCTTAATCTTTATCATTCTATAAACTACACGGCCGTTACTCTTATGTTTTGCGAAACGCTCGCCCATCAGCCGCCCAAACCAAGTATTCGTCGGTATGTCACCCGCCTTGTTTTCTCGGTACCAATTAACAAAACGAAGATATAGATCTTTGGCGTTTGTTGTCGCATATTTCTCTTGGCTACAACATTCATCTATAAAATCATTGATAATATTTTTATATTCATTGTTCTCTGTTATTTGAAGCTCAACGCCCGGAGCCACATATCCGCCACTTCCTATTGACTCACATAAAGCAGAGTATATTTTAACAATATCCATGCGAGAGTGCCGACGTCCATCGATCCGGGCGAATTGACAAGCAATATGTAATAGTTGAGCCCTGAGATTTATTCGGATTCCACTTTGGTTCTCGGTCATCATATCTTTTAATTCTTCGATTTCTAAATCCAGGCTTCGATTCCCATCATCTCTTCCCATCACAACTGACCCCTTTCTTTTATAGTTGTAGACCCTTTTTTAAACCCTCCAGCCTTTTCCATTAAACCCTCCTTTTTCTCTCTTTTTATATCTATCTATTTTCATTACAGTATTAATAATTATAAATTATAATACCCCCCACCTAAATGCCCTTTATGGAGAGTCTGATACATTTTGCATATATTTAACGCGTATACATTTTCATAAAACCATAAGCGGAAAAAACCCTGGAATTTTCCCCAACCCTCTCGCCAAATTTTCTAACCAGGGTGTCTATGACCATCACTTCTGAATGGTTACGCGATGTTGTGTGGTGCCCGCGGCGATCACCGAAAAAAGCAAACCCTCCTGGATTTCCTGCCGCGCTTCCCGGTTTGCGGAGGGTTTGACCATTGTTTGGTGTATTTCCTGATTTTGTAATCATTGATAACGGCGCAAGTAATATCATTGTTAACCCTCTAACCCTCCTTGAACGGCAGCCAGGGTGATGCCGAAGTACATGACGCACCCGTTCGATTTGTCCTTTTCGTACTTTTGGGAGAGCTGCTTGCCGAACCAGGTGCCGCTCGGTTCGTTCTTCCCGATGTTGTCGTGGTACCATTCCACGAAACGGGCATAGAGCAGCGACGATTTCCCCCGCGCGCCAGGCTCCCGGACACAGCATTCATCGATGAAATCTGCCAGGAGGTCCTCGTTCCGCCGGTATTGTTCCGTTGCCTCCCGGACTTCCTTGGGCGGATTCAACCCGTGTTTCTGCCAGAGCAGGCAGCCGCGCACGAGCCAGGACAGGATGCCCGAGGACTCTTTCAGGATCTGCCGATCAAGATCCAAGATGGCCCGCCGCTCGTGGTTCTCCTGGGGATCCCGGTTGACAAAAGAAATCGTGAAGGGTATCAGATGCAACCGCTCCCAGAAGGCCTTGTCTCCTGGCGGGGCCTGCGGCTGGGTATTCGTCATCAGGAATAGTTTGTGGGTCGGACTGAACCGGGTCGGATATTTGTCATGCGGGCTGCGGCCGACCAACTCGTCCTTGCCCGTCAACCACTTGATCTTTGACGCGCTGAACCGCTGCCCCTCGTCGATCTCCGAGGCAAAGGCCAAGCGGATCCCCTTTAGGCTTATGATGTCCGGAGACGGACCGGCCGCGCTCTTGGAATACTTCTGACTGAGGAGCATTTCCGCCGGGATCGAGCCAGCGAGGGCGCCCATGACATGACTTATTGTTTCGACAATCAAGCTCCGGCCGTTCCAACCGGTCCGTCCGTAAAGCACGGGGAAGACCTTTTCCTTGACCAGGCCGGTGATGGCATAACCAAAGAGGCGCTGCAGGTAGGAAACCAGGTCCTCATTCCCGTTGAAAATCTCCAGGATCGACTTCTCCCAAAGCGGCGCCGGAGTATCGATGCCCATGAAATCGATCGGACTGGCCAGGGACAGGAAATCATTCGGCCGGCCTGTCTTTATCTTTCCCGTTTCCAGGTCAATGACTCCGTTCCCGCAGGGAAAAAGCCAGGGCTTTCCGTCGAATTCCTCTCCGGTGATGGCAATGGGATCTTCGATTGTATGGGCAAACTTGAGGCAAGCCGTCCGGCGCTTGTCGGCGCGGAGCTGGCTGACCCTCTTCAGGAGGGCGCTCTGTTTTGCCGTGAGCTTCTTCATTTTCGCGGCGGTCTCGTCGGATCCTTCAGCTGCCGCCAGATCCACGATCGATTTCGAGACGGACTTGTACTCGGTCAGGTAGTGCTCAACGATCTTTTCCACCGCGGCCAGGGACCTGTTCATTATGTCGCGCTGCCAGCAATGACCGGTCCAGGAAAACCACTCCTGGGTGTTCTTGCAGTAGAGGAATTCGTCGCGGAAGGTGGTCGCGTAGAGAACGCCGTCGCCCAGCTCGTTTGCGAACAGGCAATCGTTGATCAGCTTGGACGTGATTTTTGATTCCTCGACATGGGAGGGGAGCGACGCGGCTTCCTGATCGATGCGCTCCTGGACCTGCCGGCGCATTTCTTCGGCATCGAGGCCGACAGAATTCAATATACCGTCGCGGGAATCATCCGATGGTTCGGTCATTTTTTATCCTTTTCCTGAGATCGTATATCCAGCGGCGTTTAACGCCGGGTGTAGCCTTGGCAATGATGGCCGGTTTGACGTTCGCTTTCAGGAGCTGCTCGACGATCTGCCTTGTCGATTTGTCCACCAGGTGACTGGACCCTGGGACGAACTGACGCCGGCACTCCTCATTCAGGCAGCGATATTTCTGCAGGCCGGCCTTGGTCGTGCCGTATTTCTCCAGGCGATCTCCCCTGCAATCCGGACATTTCACATCAGCCATGGGCACCCCCGTCCACCATGCGATCCGCACAAAGTCCCAAAGTCCCACGAAAATGAGACATCACCCGCACACGAATTTTGGGCTTCTGCGATCCGTATTGTAATCGACACCTTAGGGAGGACCCACGACCATGGGGCGACGAGTGACGACAATAGATAGTTGGAATGATTCTTTTTAAGAAGGGGAGGGGGGCGCCGAGCGCGGAGGCCGCGACCTTAACAACCAATCCAAGATACTCGCCACCTCTGATCATGACTTCCCCCTCTCATTTCTAATAGCCTTTGCCTCAGCTCTATCCTTTTGTTTCTGTCGCCTGGCCCGTTCACGCTCTCCTTGGTGACAAACGTGCTCCTGTTTTACCTTAGGGATCCTGATGCTAGAAAGCGATCCGGGCACCATGTGACCGGTCACCTTGTCCCACTTGCAAAAGGCCGCCGATGTGACAAGCTCCGGATCCCCACAGAGCCCCTGGGCCACGTCGATGTGGTTGAGCGACTCATGAAATAGGACGGGGAAGCAGCCTTCGATCATGATGTACTTCAT